TATAAATCCAATCAAACTGTCTGTCTTTTTGTAAAGTATTTCCTTTACCATATTTTTTAGTAAAAAATTCTACAGGAAAAGGGTGGCCCCCTTCTATTTCTGATAAATTATATTTATCATAAACTTCTTTTACTTTTGTCGGTAAAAATTTTGGTTGTCTTAGTTTTTTAAACCTATTATAAAAATCCCCTTTAGCTGCCTCAGATATAAAATTATCTCTTGCTTTTGTTCTAACATCTAATCCTGGAGCTTTTTGTATACGTTCTTTAGTTGGATTATAAGCATCTAAGAAATCATTTAATTTAACAACACTATATAAACCTGATTTAACTTTAGGAACATCTATTCTGTTTATAAAATCATTTACACCTGATCCTGTTTTTAATCCTAAAAGATTAGCAATTTCTCTTGAGCTGTAATATCCATCAAAGTTTACACCTTTATCTTTTAGTGTCTGTAATCTTTTGCTAAAATAATCTTCGTCTTTTCTTATTTCATAAAGACCACTTCTAGTTACGGGTAAATCTAAATCAACAGCTAGTTTAGTTCTTACATCTCTTTTATCAGGGTTCATTTCTTTTTTCTTAAGTCTATCAACAGCCTCTGCTATTTCTATACTAGTTGCTAAGTCCTCTAAATTTTTTGGATCAAGAGGGTCTGGTCTTTTTAAAATATTTTTATCATCGGGGTCTGCATCTTTTTTCTTCTTTTCTTCATCTTTATCTTTACTAAAAAATGTATCAGACAATCTTTTACCTAATGCAGTTCCACCAATGACTTCTGCCCCTTTACGAACTAAAGGACCAACAAGAGGTCTAGCTGCTGCTACAGCTGTGGGTATAAAAGGTAGAGCACCGACTGCAAGTTTAGCACGACCACCCTCACTAAAAGGTATACCATCTTCATCAAGACCTTTGATTAATCTTTTTAGTTCTCTAATTAATTGTCTAGAATCATTAGGGCCATCAACTCCTGTATATCTTCTATATAATAATCTTAATTGTGGAACGGATAAACCTGAAAAATCTATACCTCCTTCTGAAAATTCTTCACGATCTTCAACTTCTTTAATCACACCTCGTAGTCTTTGTTTCTGTGCAAGATCTCTGTAAGACGACCTTAAATCTTGAACAACTTTTATTGCTTCATTAGCAGTGAATGTTCCATCCTCTATTCCTTTTGTAGTAAATTTATTTAATGCAGATTTAATATCCATAAGAGGTAAAGCATTATTAAAAAGTGCACCAACATATATATTAGCTTTGTCTTTAAACTGATCTAAGGTAAAAGGTTTTTCTTTGGGCGTAGTTCCCTCAGCTAATAGAGTTCTATTAGACGTATTAACTTTTGTTTTTGATATGATTTTTTGAGCAGTTGTAGGTGATTCGATGTACGAAGTTATCGCCTTACCATAATCAGCGATCTTCATATTAAACTCCTAGGATAGCAGGTAGTCCCCCAGCAGCAACACCAGCTCTGTCTGCACCTCTTTCTAATCTTAGAAAGTCATCTATTTCCATAATAGGCATTCCTGGCATTTGTTCGTTCATGTTGTATTTGTAATTTTCATACTCATCAATCTCATCTTGAGTATAATCACCTGGATTATATTTAGCTAACATTACGTTGTCTCTGTTAGATCCAGCTCCGCCTCGATCAACCATCTCCTTAAAATAAAAATCTTTTATCTCTTCAAGAGATCTTGGTCTTCTACCATTTCTTTTAATAAATTCTTTGACAACTTCTTCGATTCTAATATCCATGTTGCCTGATGCAAGTTGCATGACACCTTCTTTTTCCATAGGTTTGCTTCCTTTTATAATTTTTTCGAAATCGCCAATAGGATCCATTTCGATTTCCTTAATTCTTATATTATTGTTTTTAATGTAATCCGTCAAGGATATACCTCTAAGTTTATCGCTACTGATTTCGTATGAATCAATTACATCTGCGTAAGTTTCGAATTCCATTAGTAATACGTCCTTTGTTTAGGTGGTTTTATTTCTTCTTGGTAATCTTCAGGATGCTGGATTAGACCACCTTGTCTAAACCTCATCACAGCTTGTGTCATAGAATCCACTAAGTCATCATGATCACCATAAGGAAAAGCTGCACATTCCTCAATGACTTCTTGCGCGAACTCCATTTCTTTGGGCGCCCATATCAGTCCCGACTCAAAGAGCGGAGATACTGCGTTTACTCTAGTATGCTTATCGTTGCCTTTACTAGGTGTAAAATTTATAACAGGAATTCCCATCTTACGCAACTCATAAGTTAAAGGTAATCCAGAGGCCTTTGATTCTATGATGACTGTTTCAGGATTCCAGTAACCATATTGTTCAAGAGCAATACGTCTTAACTCAGGAAACTCGTATCTACCTTTTAAACTATCAATTAAAATTAAATTAGGTGGATCGTCTTCAGATGGACGAAACACACCCCATGTTGTAATCGCAGAGTAATCTGCAGTTTGTTTTTTCATAAAAGCTGTATCATAAGATTGTATTACGTGTTGAAGTGGAGGCAAATCTTCTTCTTCCCATGAACGCCACCATTCTCTTTTTATTAGAGCTCCTTCTTCTGACGTAGGATTTTGCATGTACTGTGCATTCCATTTTGATAATGGAATAGAAGCTTTAACAGATTCTAAATCTTTAACGTCCCAATATTCTGGCCACACAGGTTTACCTGATGGAAGGATAGCAGGGAACTCTATAATTTCCCACTGATCTGCTTTAACTTCTTTTTGTGCGTTAAGTAATCTACCTGTTAAATCTTTTTCATTCCAACGAGTCATGATTACAATAATAGATCCACCAGGTTGAAGACGTTGTCTTGGTCCTGATGTATACCATTCATAAGTTCTTTCTAATGCTTGTGAATTCATAGCATCTTGTTCAGAGTGTGGATCGTCAATAATTAAAAGATCTGCACCTCTTCCTGTTATCGCTGAACCTACACCGGCTGCATAATATTCACCGCCTTGAGCTGTTTCCCATTTACCAGCAGCTTGTGAGTCTTCTCTAAGTTTTGTGTGAAAAACTTTTTGATATTCAGGAGAATCAATAAGAGCTTTAGCTTTACGACCAAACCGAACTGATAATTCAGTTGTGTTAGTAGACTGAATAATTTTTAATTTTGGATTTCTACCAACCATCCAGGCAGGCAAAAGATAAGATCCAAATTCAGATTTAGTATGCCTAGGGGGCATATTAATAATTAATCTTTTTATTTCACCAGTTGCAAGTTTATTAAACTTATCTGCTATTTCTTTATGATGCGAGCCTTCAATAAAATCAGGCCAAACGTGTTTTACAAAAGTTAAAAAATCATTTTGTATAGATTGTTCTTTTTTCTTTTCACCATATCGATTTGCTAGTAAAGCAAATTCTCTTCTAACATCAGCAGGTAGTTTATCTAAGTTCTGTATAAATTTTTCATTCATAAAAATTTTTCCGCAAAATTTTTTTACAAGTATTTTGAAAACTCGTAAAGTATTCTATCATTATCTATTTAAAAAACCTAGCATAAACTGTTTGTCTTGGGACCCCTAGTTTGTAAATAAAAAAACATTTTTTAGAAATTTTTTAAAATTGGAAATGGTTCTGGGACCACTATGCCAGGCGCGTTAGCGCCTGGCTAAGAGAGCTAATCTAGTAAAGTCATGTACGCTGCTGCGTTCATCTTACCAAATTTATGCAGACCTTTACGAACTGTGTTATAGTCCTCGTCTATTTCTGCCTGTTTAATCATAATGTATAACTTATATTCTTCTGGAGTTAACATTGTTGATTCACCCGAATAAGGGTTAGTTGTTTTTATTGTTCTTTCTGTATTAGTCATATCTGGGATCATATAGGATAAGTCAAGCATTGTCAATAGCCTTTATTCTTGTTTGTGTATAAGAATAATTACCCCAATTACTTTGGATTGTTTCTTTTACAGGGTCCTCGATCGGTGTTTCAAGGCACTCGGTTCTTGGATGTAGTGCCATGAATTCTTCCCAATGTTCATGCATGAAATCATTCCAACAACCTTGACTACAAAACACAGACCAAACATTGTTCTTGTTCCAATGAGTTTGAGCGATCTTTCTGGTCCTCAAAACCTTAGAACCTTTAACACCTCTTATTCTATCCTGTGTTTTATTTGTATGGCACTTTGGACCATGACACCAATTATAATCACTCATACTTTGGCAACCCCCCAAAAATCATAGCCACACTTAAAAACAATAATAATACTGAAACGATTAAATGTGATGTATGAAATGCAATGATCAAACTAACTTGCGCCATGATTACACCTAATAAAACTAAAAGTAATTTCATTAATGCCTCACTTTCCATGTTGTAGTTGCTGTTCTATATCCATGTGCGTCTAAATCATAATAAACATAATAAGGTGTTCCATTTTTAGCAACACCAAATCTAGACTTATCATCATGTTTGCCTTGTCTTGTTATGTGTTTCTTATGCTTACTTGCCCAGTAAGTTATGTAAAATGTTTTAGTCATATGTATTTCTCTCTTTCTGTGGGTATCCTATACTAAATAGGATACCCTGTCAATAGTTAATTTACACTTTGTTGCATTTGTTTTCTTGCAATAGCAATCTTTTGTTCTCTTGTAAGAACTTCTTTATCTTCCAATAAACTTGCCAAGTTATCTGGACTATAAATTGATAAAGCTAAACTAGAACTTTCATTCATCATTGTTTCATTTAAAACAACTCCGATTTTATCTGCAAGTGCTTTTGCTTGGTCAAATGTTCTGTAAGATTTTAAACCTAATCTTAAAGTCTTCATCTTACCCTCAACATAAGAATACATTTGTTGATGTTCTTTGATTACATTATCTGCAGAAGAATTATACATCTTAAAAAAGTTCATGGTATTCTCATCAACTTTGAATTGTCTTGAATGACAATAAGAACTACCTATTGTCCAAAGTTTAAAATCTTCTTCCCACTTTGCAACAGGTTTAGTTATAGATTTATCTTCGTTAGAAGAATTGCTGAAACCCAAATAAGTATTTACTGCACTTTCATCAGTATAATATTTTGGATTTCTTTTTGAGTAGTCGTTGTCAATAGATAAATGAAAATCTGGATTTAAACCTTTAGCTTTCATTTCATCTCGGTAATATGCTCTTGCAAAATTTCTACCCATATTAAATCTAATATGAACTTCATCTGTTGCGTCATACTCTCTACCCTCATCATCAACTTTTGTAATTGGTCGTTGAACATAAAAACAATTATC